GACACAATATGCTATCACGGTTCACAGTGGTACACAAGCATTAGAGATTATTGCACGATACAAGAAAAAGAAACACTTAGAGACATTTACAAATACTCCCAAAATTCGTATACCCAACTTAACTTATCCGGCAACACTAAACTCATTACTGACTGCAGGATGGGATGTAGATTTAGTTGATACAGATAAGAACGGTATCATTGATGTAGAGAATAGTCTAAAGGGATATACTTGTGTGATGGGTTATGGTGGTCGCAAGCCATGGCCTATTGCAGGATATGCAAGTGCTAATGCAGTGATTGTAGATGGAGCACAGCATTGGTTAGTTTGTGATGGTGATGTAGGTAGTGGTATGTCAATCAGTTTTGACCCTACAAAGAACTTACCTAGTTCAGGTAACGGTGGTGCAATTGTTACCAATGATGAACAATTATATTTGTTTGCCGCAACACATAGAGACAACAATAAGCCTGCATTCCATGATGTAGGAACTAATAGTAAAATGAGTGAGCAAGATTGTGCCCAAATATTAGTTAGAGCAAAGTACATAGATGAATGGCAAGTGCGTAGAGGTGAGATAGCAAAGTATTGGTGTAGTAAATTTAAAGAACTACCTTTACGTTGTTTGTCAGATACAGTAGACCCTCACGCACATCAGAAGTTTGTGATGTATTTGGCTGATAGAAATAGATTACAATCATATCTAAAAGAACACGGGATAGATAGCAAAGTTCACTATGAATATGTACTAGGTGATTTACCCACTGGTAAAAGTTTAACAAAACCGGATTTACTAAGCACCAGTGTAATGTTAAGTAGGGGAGTATTAAGCTTACCAATGTATCCGGAATTAACTGCTATTGAAATAGAATATATTACCAACACAATTATCAATTATCATAAATAGTATATGAAAATATTCCCTATAAAAGTAGAAAAAGCAATTCCGACAGACCAAAAGTTTATTGAATGGAAAATACACAATGTGTGTAACCATGACTGTAGTTTTTGTGGAAATATAAACAAAGACGGTAGCCAACGTTGGTTTAGCTTAGAAAAATATAAAGAATACACTGATAAATTAGTAGAAACATGCGGCGGCAGTCCTTTTTGGATTCAAATTACGGGTGGTGAGCCCACTCTGTTTCCTGAATTAATTCCTTTATTAAAATATATGAAATCTAAAGGAGCTATGATAAGTTTAATATCAAATGGAACACGCACAATAAGATGGTGGAAAGAACTACAAGAAGCTAAATTGTTAGATTATCTATTTTTAACATATCACAGCGAACAGACTGATGACTATCAACATATCGGTGAAATTATAAATTTATTTCACAATGACCCGTTAGAAGTAGTATGTTTGATAACCCATGTTATTTCTAGTTTAGATAAGGGTTTTGAAGCTCAAAAATACTTTTTAAATAACACCGGGGCAATTGTTACTCTTAAAGCAATGATGATAGGTGACTATGACATATATTCAATGTACTCGAAAGAAGAATTGAATAAGATAAAAAGTGAAATTTGGTTAGCTGGAGTAAAAAGAGATACCAAAGCAAAATCATTGTTGGATCCAAAATATAAAATAAATCATACGTTAAAAGTTACTTATAATAAAGGATTTGATATTAAAATAGACCCTCAATTATTAATGAAACAGAAAAAAAATACTTTTTTAGGTTGGGATTGTAATATAGGTAATAATAATATGAGGGTAGACTATGATATAATATATCGTGGGGTGTGTGAAGTCGGCGAAAAAAGAAATTTAAATGATGAACATATAAACTTTGCCGAGGGGTATGTCACATGTACTAGTAAAGATTGTTTTTGTGGTACAGATATGATAGCAACTAAAGTACTTCCTGAGAGTATGTATCCCCTGGCATAAATAAGGATACTATGTGGATACTATCAATACTACCGGAAGCCGCAATACATATAATCTTTGGATTAGGTATTTTGGGCACAATAGCAGGATTCGTCCTAGGATTCATTCCTTTTGTTAAAACTTATAAACTAGCTATTCAGGTCATAAGCCTGCTAGTCTTAGTATTAGGTGTCTATCTTGAGGGCGGCTTGGCCGACTATAAAGAGTGGGAACTCAGAGTCAAAGAGATGGAAGCTAAGGTTGCAAAAGCTGAAGCTGAATCTGCAAACAAGAATGTAGAAATACAAGAAAAAGTTGTTGAAAAGACTAAAGTAATCCGTGAAAAGGGTCGTGACATTATCAAGTATGTTGATAAATGGAATACAAAAGAAATAATTAAAGAAGTAGAAGGTCCTGAGAGAATTAGGAGAGAAGAAGTTATCAAGTACATTGAAAACTGCCCTGTTCCTAAAGAAATTATCGATATACATAATCAGGCAACAGAATTAAATAAGGCTGCGGAGGCAAAGAAATGAGATTGCCATCAATATTAACCGTATTTCTTATTTTATTATTCTTAGTAGTAGCTGCCGGCTGTTCTACGACAGTTCCGGTGACTCAAAAGTTCCCTAACGCTACTCCTGAACTTATGAAGAAATGTGAAGACCTCAAAAAGATTGAGGGTGACAAAGTAGCTATTACTGAAATGATGAAAGTTATTGTACATAACTATTCATTGTATTGGGAATGCAGTGCTAAAGTAGATGGTTGGCAAGATTGGTATAATGCACAAAAGAAAATATATGATAACATTGCAAAATAGTAGCATATTATTAGTTTTTTTATTAGCAGGGTGTGCAACTACAGATAACTATCCAGTATATGTAGAAGCACAGAAGTCATTGAGTCGTGATGCTACTGTAGCAGAAGCGGCAAGAATTGCAGCCTTAACTGAGATGGTTAAGAGTTCAGACAACGAAGTAAAGATACAAGCTATCAAAGCACTACAAGAAATCCAACGTAGTAAACGTCAAGTTATCATACAGCAACCCAAAGGTCTGTTCGGTAACTGATAAATACTCTATAGGTTAGGATTTATAAATGACACAAGAATACATTAATATTGGCGCAACGCCTAACGATGGGTTAGGTGACCCCCTACGTACAGCGTTCAATAAAATCAATAATAATTTTAGTAATTTATTTGCCACCACAGTTAATACAAGTAATGTTTATACTAGTGGATTAACTGCTAATCAGGTTATTTATGAATATCCAGCAAATGCATTTACTCAAGGTATGTTCCAAATTCGTTCTAGTGATCCAGGAACACCGGATAGTCAGGATATTGTAATTTCTGCTCAACTCACAAACAACAATGAAGCAGTGAAGTTTACTGGTTACGGCATGACGTTTGCAGGTAATACACTAACTAGATATGATATGGATGTAAGTAGTGGTAATGTTAGAATTCTAGCTAATCCAATTGCTAATACATATATTCTTCACTTTATTGCGTCACAAGTAACATTTATTGGTGAAAGCGCACCAGGTGTTGATATTGGACTTAATGGTTATGTTGATTCCGTGTTAGGTACACAAAATGACGATATTTTAACTACCGAAAATTAACATGAGAGCAAAAGAATTTATAACCGAGCAAAATAATTTGCCTGACAGGATTACTAAACCGTTACCTGCTACTTGGGTGATACCGGCATTACAAAATCAAAATGCATATTTGCAATATAGATTTGCTGTTGCATTAGCCGGTGCCAGAGCTGTTCGTAATGGTGATATACCTAAAATGGATAAAGAGTCTGTTTGGGGAGAGAATCAATTAGTGTCTGGATATATGAATCCAGACATTGAAGAAGATATTGATTTTGCTTTAGGTGAAATGGGTCTTTCAGGTAAAATATTAGTTACTAGTAAAGATAGCGAAGAAACAAGTGATACCGGTATAGATAGTCCAATAAAGGGATTCAAGGGATATAAAAGAAAATGAGAGCAAATGAATTTATATCCGAAGCTAAAGTTGGCAAAATAACTAAACAGCAACAACACGCCAGCCGCGGTTTAAATATTTTTTCAAAGAAAATAGATAGCTATGATAGACAATATGATTTAAATCGTTTAATGATGGCTGTAGCAAGTAGTGATGGAATAAATCCAATTGACATGCCTGCAGAAAGTTGGGTAGGTAAACACAACACCGCACATCCCTACACTAAAGAAGAACAAGCTATGCTTAAGTTGGCATATGAAGCTGCCGGCTTAGAATATATAGATTTAAATAATGGTGATTTAGACAGCGAAGAACTACCTGATACAAATGCTCAAAGCATAGTTAAACCTTTCAAGGGTTACAAAAGAAAATAACAGTAAATGAAACTTGTAAAAGATTTTTTAGATAACCATTCACTACACATGTGTAATGTTGACCTAACACATAAAAGAGATACAGCCAAATGGACTTCAAATCGTAACGTTTGGGGAGAACATTTACTAGTTGGATTAAAAGGTGATGTAGGTGCTACTGCGGTTGATCCTATAATTAATCAAAAAATTAAAGATGGAATAATAAAACATTTTCCTGAGTTATGTGATAAAGATACTGAAATACGTTCTCAGTATTTTCAATGGGAACATGGATCGGGTATATCAACACACCCTGACCATCTTTTTAAATTTGTAGCAACATTGTATTTGAATAAAGAATGGCATGATGATTACGGTGGTATTTTTCTATGGAGAGATGCCGAAAATCAATTACACGCACAATGCCCTGAATATAATTGTATAATAGTTGATACTGACACATCACCTCATCTTGTAACACCCGTTACATATGCCTCTCCTGAACCACGTTTAACAATACAAATATTAGCCATAAAATAATTTGAGTATGTGTTATTAGAATAAGTAATTATATCAAATTACAGGATAATCAATGATAGATATCAACAACACACTTGACTTAATTAAGTTAAAATTCTACAACGAATGGCTGTACACAGCACACATTTATGATGAGGGCAATAGCCCAATGCACGAAGGCTTAACCGGAGAAGTCGTTACAAAATATATCGATCCGTTAAACTTACCCAAAGATGCTAAAATATTAGATTTAGGTTGTGGTCCCGGTTATTTCATGGATCAAATGAAAAAACGTGAGTATACTAACGTTACCGGCGTTACTCTAAGTCCCGGTGATATCAAAATTTGTGAAGATAAGGGTCATAAAATATCAAAATATGATTTAAGTTTCCTACCACAAAAAGATGGATACTTTGACGAATCTGTCGATTTTATCTTTTTACGTCACGCACTTGAGCATAGTCCATATCCTATCTTTAGTATAATGGAATATAATCGTGTTCTAAAACAAGGTGGAAAAATTTACATTGAAGTTCCCGCACCCGATTGTGAACGTAAGCATGAATATAATTTAAATCATTATAGTATTTTAGGTGAAAATCAATTAGCCGCATTGTTAACACGTTGCGGATTCAATATCGATGCATTCAATAATTTAGAGTTTGACATTCAAGGTAAAAATGAAAAAGGTGAGGATTATGTTGCAAGAGAAAAATTCTATTGCATTATAGCTACAAAGCAAAGACCGTTAGATATTAAATAATAAAAAACGGCTCTGCCGTTTTTTTACGGATATAAATACTCACTATGAGTAATGCACCTTCACTAGTAAAGAATCCTTATACTAAAACAGTTTTCAAGACTGATAAAGAGCTACAGGATTTTATCAAATGTTGTGACCCAGATACAGGTTATCTATACTTTATGGATAACTTCTTTATGATACAGCACCCTACTAAAGGTAGTATGGTTTATCATCCTTGGGCCTATCAAAAACGATTGATTGAAACTTATCACAATTATCGTTACTCTATTAGTTTGATGCCTCGACAATCAGGTAAATCAACTTCAGCCGCAGGATACTTACTTTGGTACGCTATGTTTGTACCAGACAGTACTATCTTAGTTGCGGCACACAAATATACAGGTGCACAGGAGATCATGCAACGTATTCGTTATGCATATGAAAATTGTCCTGACCATATCAAAGCAGGTGTAACAACATACAACAAAGGCTCATTAGACTTTGAGAATGGTAGTCGTATTGTTAGTGCTACAACTACTGAAAACACAGGTCGCGGTATGTCTATTACACTATTATACTTAG